ATGATCCAGAAGCAATTCAAATGAAAGAAAATATTGCCAATTCTGCAAGGGATATGGGAATGTCAAGAGATGTTGATATTAACCAAGTCTTTGCTAATATGGGTAAGTTGATCGTCACCATGCGTGACCAGATTGACAAGGGTGCATAATCCTGCTATAGTAACGGGGTACACACAAGCCAAATACGTACAAACACAAAGAATCCTATGTCTTTCGCAAATCTTAAAAAGCAATCCTCTCTTGGTTCCCTGACTTCTAAACTGGTTAAGGAAGTTGAGAAGATGAATACTACTTCCTCTGGTGTTGATGATCGCCTGTGGAAACCTGAAATGGATAAGACCGGTAATGGTTATGCCGTTATCCGTTTCTTGCCTGCCCCTGATGGTGAAGATCTCCCTTGGGCAAAGATGTACTCACATGCCTTCCAGGGACCTGGTGGTTGGTATATTGAGAACTCTCTGACCACTACTGGTGGTAAAGATCCCGTGTCCGAGTACAATCGTGAACTCTGGAATACTGGAACTGAGGCAAACAAAGAAATCGTGCGTAAGCAAAAGCGTAAACTGTCTTACTACTCTAATATCTACGTTGTTCAAGATAAAGCAAACCCTGAGAACGAAGGTGGTGTCTTTCTTTATAAGTTCGGTAAGAAGATCTTTGATAAGATCATGGAAGCAATGCAACCTGAGTTTGAAGACGAAGACCCTATCAACCCCTTTGACTTCTGGCAGGGTGCTAACTTCAAACTGAAACTGAAGAAGGTTGCAGGTTACTGGAACTATGACTCCTCTGAGTTTGATCGTCCTAGTGCCCTACTGGATGACGATGATGCTCTTGAGGCACTATGGAAGAAAGAGTACTCTCTGACTGCACTGACTGCCCCCGATCAATTCAAGTCTTATGATGACCTGAAGAAGCGTCTTGATTATGTTCTCGGCACTAAGGGAACACCTCGTTTTCAAGATCAAGAGACCGTTGAACAGGAAGAGCAGTTCCGTCGTGAGAATCGTGGTGAAGAAACTTCTTTTACTCCAAGTTTCAAAAGTTCACAAGAGTCTGAACTTCCCGAAGAATTGAGTCAAAAACTCAGTTCCCTGTCGAGTTCAAGTTCAAGTGACGACGATGATGACGACACTCTGTCATATTTCCAAAAACTTGCAGATGGTTAATTACTGAAACAATCTAATATTATCCGTCTTCTTCAAGGTTCTGCTCACAAACTGAGTGGAACCTTTTTTGTATTCAATTGCTCTTACAACATCATCAACAACCAACTGAAGAAAATCTGGTTTGATTACAAAGATATTTGTTTTTGCATCATTTATTCTTGATTCAAATTCATAATTTGTAACTGCATTGGTAATATTAGTTTTTATAACTTCTCTTCCAAGAGCAGCATCAAAAAAGGTAACAGAATAGTTTGATGGAACAATAAGACCTTTTTCCAATATTGTTATTCCATTAGAAGTTAAAACCTCTTTAGATTCATAAAAACGAACTTGATTTATCTTATCATTAGTTCCATATTTCTCAGTAAGGAAATTATCGAATGATTGTTGACTTAATGGCCATTCATCATAGACATTTACAATATTATTTGCTAGAAAAACTACCCAATCAAATGTTGGGTCTCCATAAAACTTTTGAGCAACATTATCTGGTCTTTCATCACCTATAACGTTATATTTTTCAAAATACATAAGATTTTGAAAAATCTCATCTCTGATTTTGACTCTTGTAAAAAGATTTTTTGACCGAATATATTCCGAAATCTTTGCATTCGGAAAGCGATTGACATAATCAATGTCAGGAACAGATCTGAAGTAAAATGACATGTTTAGAATCCGATTGGGTGATCATCATAATCTGTATCATAGATTGGATCAAGTTCTCCAAACTGTAATGTCATTCTATATGCAGTCATTGTTTTATTAGCATCAGCAAATGTGCTGTATGTTCCAGCAGGAGTGTAATCAACATTCATATTTTGCAATGCCGATGCTTTGATTCTATTCAATGAATTATGAAGTTGACCGGTATCTCCATCCATATATTTAATTTCAAAAATATCTGGTGCTTCTAGAAATGCTCCGCCACCTGATTTAGCAGCCATACTTTTTTTGAATGCTTTTATAATCCCTTTTATTTGTTCTGCTTCTCTTGGTTCTCTTGCAACCATAAAGAATGTAAAAGTAAAATTTCTCAACGTAGGACCATTAAATAGCAACTCAAGATTTGGATTTATTACTTTACCACTAAATCTTTGGAGTAAATTCACACCTAATGCCGATTCAATAAGTTTTGTTCCAACTGCATTTCCTATAGTTTCTTTATTCTTCTTAAGAAACTCCGAAACTTTTCCTATTTTCCCTTGAAACTCGTTTCCTTCTCCTTCAACAGCAGCTGAGGCAATATCTGCTGCTCCTGCTCTAAGAGGATCTAATCTATCATCTTTCCAATCAACACCATTTGAGTCGGTAATTGATGATTGAATAGGTAGAACTATATTTGCAACTTCAACACCAAGACGCTTAGTCGTAAGACCATTATCACCAAATTCAACCCCACCACCTTCATATTTTCTAGCTATAAACATAATAAAATCACCTTGACCTGGTGATAATGGATATCTGAAATTTTCCATCTATTGTGAGATTTTTCTTTTATTTATAGGGAGGTTTTGAAGTTTCGGTATGGAACTGCTCTCAATCTACCAGCATCTTCATTTGGTATAATATGCAGATATCCTACTACCTCTGCCCAAGTATAGTTTCTCATTGCTCCCCAATGAAAATTGAGACCCTTAAATCCCCATTTTTCAACGGAAAAGACTGCTACGAGAGGAAATTCATCGTAAATGATTCCAGGTGTTTTGGGACTATAGACAAATGTATAGTGTTTACCTGCTTCAGGTATTAACTCAGTATCGTTGTAAACATCTATAATCTCTAACATAATGTCGTCAGGATCTAATAACCTATCAATTCTTTCAGAGAGTAAATCGAAACGCTCAGACATTACTTGATACCTAGTTCTTTTTCTGTAATGATTTTGAATTCTAATAATCTATCCTTACACCATTCTTGTGCTGCTTTCCATTTTGCTTGATTTACAGCATAAGTTTTTGTTTCATAAATGAAAGATTTTGTAACACGTTTTCCTTGTTTAGGGGGACGTGTTTGTTTGTCTGGTTTCACTTCAACCACATATCTTTTTATGGACTTATCTTTGTGTCGTACTTTAATTATAAAATCAGGATAATACCGATGAATCCGATTGTCTACTGGAGATATGTATGGGATGAAGAATTCTTCCGAACCATATTCTATAATATTTGCATTCTGATCACACCATCTTAAAAATCTTAGTTCCCATGAACTCCTATAAATGATATTGCGAACATCTCCTAGGTACTTTTCAGGATTTTGTGGATTGAATCTACCCTGCCTGAATTTACCATCTCTACTCATTGACTACATATAATAAGTGGTTCAGTAGTATTTAGATGCCGGTTAAACCAGTTGCTCGTATGATGAGCGAGGTTAAAACAAAATTACTTAATCTTTCACTAACATCGCAGTATTCTGTCGAGATATATCCTCCCCCTCCTTCGATATTGGCAAATATAACCGATATCTTTGAGAGTAAACCGAGTTTGAATGATTTTGAGCAGGATGTTCTTAACTTGGCGTGTTTTGAAGCAGCACTTCCAGGATCTTCTTTGTTGACGCATGAAGCAAAGGATGATTATATTGGTGTAACTGAAAAAATTGCATATCGAAAATCATTTGATGACACTGCTAGTTTTAGTTTTTATGTGAATGTTGATCATAAAAATATTTTCTTTTTTGAGGACTGGATTCGTTTTATTTCTGGGGAACCATTGGTACGTAACCCAGTAATATCATCTTATGGACCTAATCTACGATCCGATTTCGTTCATAGAATGAGATTTAGATCTGAATATGTATCTCCAGCAATTATTATAAACAAATTTGAAAAAGATTATGAAAAGAAAGGAGTGTATACAGAGTATAGATTTGTTGATGCATATCCAACATCAATAAACTCGATTCCGGTGAGTTACGATTCATCTCAACTTTTAAAAGTAACGGTCAACTTTACCTTTACAAGATATCTGATTCGTGTTGTTCCTTATAAAGGATCAACCGCAACAATACCAAGAGATAATGCACCAAGAGATGAAAGACGCAGAGGAGGTAACATTAGACTTAGCGATGGTACTATATTGCAAACTGTTTCTGCAAATACTGGTGATATTAATCTCGGTGCTGCTGATGTTGAGCGAGTATTAAATGGTGTTTTTTCTGCAGAACAAAGAGGGCGTAATCCGAACTTTGATCCTAATTTAAATGCCTTTCAATGATCTATAAATATTACGGAATGAATTATTAATCATAAAAAATTATGCCTTTACCCCAGATTGTAACCCCATCTTATGAGTTGACTTTGCCATCAACTGAACAATTAATTGACTTTAGACCTTTTCTTGTGAGGGAGGAGAAGTTACTCGTTCTTGCAATGGAAAGTGAAGATACTAAAGAAATTACGAAAGCAGTTAAAACTGTTATCAAAAACTGCATTCAAACAAAAGGAATTAAGGTTGAAGATCTACCAACTTTTGATATTGAGTATCTCTTCCTTAATATTAGAGGAAAGTCAGTTGGAGAAGAAGTTGAGGTTAATATTATTTGTCCAGATGATAACGAAACTCAAGTACCAGTCAGCATTGACTTAGAAGAAATTCAAGTTAAAAAAGATCCGAAGCATAGCAATAAGATCAAGGTTGATGATAGTATTATGATTGAAATGAAGTATCCATCTTTGGAGCAATTTGTAAAGAGTAATTTTGATCTCAAAGGCGGAAGTCAGATGAATCAATCTTTTGAACTTATTGCTTCTTGTATTGATAAAATTTACACAGCAGAAGAAGTTTGGGCAGCAGAAGATTGCACTAAGCAAGAGATTGTTGACTTTTTGGAGTCAATGAACTCAACTCAGTTCAAAGGCATTGAATCATTCTTTGAAACTATGCCAAAACTTAGTCATGAAATCAAAGTGAAGAATCCAAAGACTGGAAAAAGCAGTATGGTTGTATTGGAGGGACTGGCAAGTTTTTTCGCATAGGGATGATTCATATAGATCTTATGAACTATTATGAGTTAAATTTCTCTTTGATGCAGTTCCATAAATATTCTTTGACTGAGATTGAAAACTTGATTCCATGGGAACGTGATATTTACGTTACATTCCTCAAGAATCATATTGAAGAAGAAAAAATGAAGCAAGAACACGCTAGGCACTAATCGTTCTAATGGCAAAGAAGTATAGAGGTCGTCCCCCAAAAATTAGAAAAACTATCAGAGGAGAGAAATTCAACCCAGATAAGTTTTTTGGCCTCTTTTCTTCTCTAAAAAGATCATTTTTAGAAAATCAGAAAGATAAAGGGGAAAGTGTAGGTAGTGTAGATAATATAACACCGATTGGTAGATTAAATATTTCTGATCTTGCTCTACCATTCATCTATGATGAAGAAAGGCAGGAAGAAAAGCAAAATCCAATTGGTAATGTTTACAATAACATTTACAAGACTTTCAGTAGTGGTGGTCTTGTAGAGGTAGTAAAAAACTACAATACCATTGTAAATGAGTATATTAAGGAAAGATCATTTGTTCCTTCCACATATCCTCAATCCTGGAAGGATGCAGCAAAGTCCAAGTATCAACCATTTCAACAACTATCTCCAGAAAAACTAGCATCAGTATTTGCATATACTGAAGATAAAACAAAAATTTACCAGAAAGTAAATCAGTTACTGAGAACTGGTGACTATTCTGGTGAAGATAAAGAAGATGTAAAATTCTTCACAGAAAACTTACAAGGTGCTCTTAAAGAATTAACCAGTAGTGAAAGCGAGACTGTTGAACTTCATAGAGTTATCAGTGGAGATTATGCAGATACAATCTCCCAATTACAACCCGGAGATACCTTTGAAGAGAAGGGTTTTGGTTCCTGGAGTAAAGGAGAGTATAAAAGCCCAACAGGAGACCAGTTCATAAAACAAAATCAGACAAATGTTGTCTTAAGAACTGAGTCAAATAAAGGGTATGATGTATCACCCATCAGCAACTACCCAAGAGAATCGGAGTATATAATTGCTCCAGTACAGAAATACTCCATTGAGAATATTACTCCAGATGGAATCTACTCAAGAAGAGTAGGTGATGTTCCAAAGATTGATCTAAAACAATTCTTCTCTGGTGGTAAAGTAACAACCGAGAGTGGTAAAGATATTAATGATGTTGGTATTTCGAATGTAGATCGTGGTTCTAGATTCTTAAATTCCTTATTGGGAGTATCTGGTATTGATGGTATATCTGGTATTGATGGTACTTCTGGTTTTATCAAGTCTTTAGGTCTTCCTGGTGCCTCTGGTACTTCAGGTGTTGATGGTATATCTGGTACTTCAGGTGTCTCTGGTACTTCAGGCGTCTCTGGTATTGATGGTACTTCTGGTGTTGATGGTATATCTGGTACTTCAGGTGTCTCTGGTACTTCAGGTGTCTCTGGTGTTGATGGTACTTCTGGTTTTATCAAGTCTTTAGGTCTTCCTGGTGCCTCTGGTACTTCAGGTGTCTCTGGTACTTCAGGTGTCTCTGGTACTTCAGGTGTCTCTGGTGTTGATGGTACTTCTGGTTTTATCAAGTCTTTAGGTCTTCCTGGTGCCTCTGGTACTTCAGGTGTTGACGGTGCCTCTGGTACTTCAGGTGTCTCAGGTGTTGATGGTACTTCAGGTGTCTTTGGTACTTCAGGTGTTGATGGTATATCTGGTACTTCAGGTGTCTCAGGTGTTGATGGTATATCTGGTATTGATGGTACTTCTGGTTTTATCAAGTCTTTAGGTCTTCCTGGTGCCTCTGGTACTTCAGGTGTTGACGGTGCCTCTGGTACTTCAGGTGTCTCTGGTACTTCAGGCGTCTCAGGTGTTGATGGTACTTCTGGTTTTATCAAGTCTTTAGGTCTTCCTGGTGCCTCTGGTGTTGACGGTGCCTCTGGTACTTCAGGTGTTGATGGTACTTCAGGTGTTTCTGGTGTTGATGGTATATCTGGTAC